GAGGAACTGGAAACGCCTCACTTACTACTGGTTATGCACTAATAGGAAACGGTACGAGTTCGGTAGCAGGTCTGGCACCCTCTACGTCAGGTAATATTATGGTGTCCAATGGTACAACATGGACATCAGGAACCACTCTTGCAGGGAACTATCTTTACACTGGTGCAAATTATTTTGGAACTTCAACAACTACTTCGTTATCATTAGCTCCCGGGTCAATTAACTTTTATAGTTCTACAATAGGATCCAATGTAAATACTTCACTTTACTTTTCAGCAAGCGGATCTGCACTAGCAAACCAAGCTTATGTGCTTGTATTTAATAACGGGGGTTCACCTGCTTATGCTTATTCTTTAGCCGGTGATGGAACAGCACTTAAGACCGGAGGTGGTTCATGGGGATCTATTTCAGATTCACGTCTAAAAATAAATATTACCCCACTTGTCGGCGCTCTCGAAAAAATCAATTCACTTAATCCAGTGTCTTACGACTGGAAGATCGTAAAAGAAAACGAACCTACAGTGGGATTTATAGCGCAAGATGTGCAAAAAATACTTCCCAATGCGGTAACTTCTCACATACCAACTGAGGAAGAATCAGAATTTATAGTTGATGAAACAATGACTATCGGCTGGCAGAATGATATGTTTGCTTATCTTGTCGGAGCTATAAAAGAACTTACCGCTGAAATAGCTGAGTTAAAGAAAACATGACCGATTATGATGCCCTTGCCAAATCAGCATATAACAAGCAGCAAGCTATTAAACATTTGACTGCAACCGATTGGGTAGAATTACCTTCAATCAGACAAGTTAATATATCACCATTTTTATGCAACTTTGCTGAGTTTTCTGCTTATCGTAGAGGTTTGAGAAGAATAGCAATAGACCCTCCAGATGAAGATATTGTCTGGCCCATAAAACCAAAAGCCGCGTGGAGTTAATCATGGATTGGCATTATCTGGCGGAAGGCGCTTTAAGTTTACTCATGTTAGTCATTGGGTGGGTATCACGGGAACTATGGGACGCAATTAAAGACTTGCGGAAAGACTTGGCTAAGTTACGCGAAGAAATACCGGGAGAATATGTGCGAAAAGATGATTACAGGGAAGATTTGCAACGTCTTTACGACAAAATAGAAAACGGCTTTAGCCAACTTTTAGCTCGGATAGACAATCAATCGGATCGGTGGGATGAAAGAAATAGGAAAGGATAATGAGAACCTATCTTAATCATGGCATTTATATAGACCTTTTACTGGTAATTGCTTTTATAGTCCTACTAGCTGTGATGGTATCTATTGCCAACGCAGGAGAGCTTCCTGACCCCAAATTAACACCCGGAAACACGCGCACCGTCACTCTGCACGATCTTTGTACTACTTCCACCAATCTAGTGAGAAATGTACCTGAATCCGAGAAGAAAGCGGTTTATAAAGAATACGGCATGAAAGGTGATGACCGCAGTAAGTGTAAGGAAGGTTTTGAAATCGACCATTTGGTAAGTCTTGAAATTGGCGGCAGTAATGACATTAAGAACTTATGGTTACAGAGTTTCTGCGGAAATAATAACGCCCACATCAAAGACGTATGCGAAAACCTATCCCATAAACGAGTTTGTGATGGAACCGTTAAATTAGAAGATGCCCAAAATGGTATCGCGTCTAACTGGATTAAATGGTGCGAGGGTTTGAAATGATCGCGTCTCAAAACTGCTTTAACTTAATCAAAAACTTTGAGGGTTTTAGATCGGGGGCTTATCTTGACCAAGCTGGAATACCCACTATTGGGTACGGGTTTACCCATTACCCTAATGGGGTTCAAGTGAAAATGGGCGATGCCAGTATGAGCGAGCAACAAGGCGATTATTATTTAACATTGGTTATTCAACCTTACGAGCAAGCAATAAATGATTTTGTGACCGTTACTTTGAACCAGAACCAATTTGATGCGTTGGTTGATTTTTGCTACAACTTAGGACAAAATGCCTTAAAAACCAGCACCTTATTGGATATTTTGAATAAAGGTGACTACAAAGGCGCAAGCGAGCAGTTTCCTTTATGGTGTCATTGTGACGGGGTTAAGAACCAGGGGCTTTTGAATCGCAGATTAGCCGAACAGTCTTTGTTCAATACGGAGGTAAGCAATGTTTAGTAAATTAGGATTATTTTGGGACTTGTTACAAGAAGGCAGGAGTGTTGCTAACCCGGCTACATGGAAGAATATTGACCAATTAACCAATGTCCTGATTCTTCTCATTACAAGTATTGGCAGCGTCATAGCCATGAAATATCCGGAGTTTAAGATTGACTCTGCGACTGCCGCTCAAATTGCAGGCGGGGTCATCGGTTTGCTGACTGTTAAGAGCCACTTGGTAAATGCTATGACCTCTGACAAGGTGGGAATTATCCCAGACCTAGCGGCGGCTAAGGTATCTGATTCAGTAACACAAGCCATCAAACCCCAAGTGGAAGAATTACCCCAAATGGTTCAAGGGTTTAAGTGAAATGGGGTATATTATTTTTGGTTTTGACGGCTTGCACCACACAATGTAAACCGTGGGCAAGTCTAGCGATTCCTGACGGTGTTGATAGTAACGATACAAAGGCAGTTGAAGATGCTTTATCAAAAGAAAATGGCGGTATCCCACCGTGGGTTGCCGGTTTTAAGTGCAAATATTAGGAGATTAAAATGACTGAATTTTTAGCAATTATGACATTCATTATTAACGTATTGCCCATGTTGGAAAAACTGGTAGCCTCAGCAGAAGCCATGTTCCCTCAATCTGGGCAAGGTGCTGCTAAGTTGCAAATGGTAGTGGGTGCTTTAGAGCAAGCTAGTAATGTTGCTGGAAACATCGGGATTGCGGTTAATCAAATTGCGCCTATTGTTACCCCGTTAATCAATGGCATTGTAGCAATCAAAAACGCTACAAGCACGATGCCAACGCCTTCAGCGGTTTGATTTAAAGATAATGAAAAGCTGGATTGTATTATCAATCTTGCTTGCAGGGTGCGGGGAATGAGCGATAAAAAATGCCACATAAAAGAAAAACCCGCATGGAGGAAAGGCGATGGCGCTCAAGTAATTGCCCCAACTTACTACGCCCCAACTCAAGAATGGTATCCGCTTTACATTAGCGCGGCTATAGGAAATTTATGGGAAGCAGCTAACAACACTGATGCAAAAGCTATTAAACATCTTGAAACCGCTATAGCTTTTATTCAGCGTGATATTCACCAAAGAAAGCTAAGATGAGTAACACGCTATTAGTTATTGTTACCCTCATTTATGGAGGGATTGCTTTAAGTTCATTTTTTGAGGGCAAACCAAGCATGGCTATTATTTTCACAGGATACGCTTTTGCAAACATTGGTTTACTAATGGCTGATTTTAAATGACCACGATAGCAGCGTCTTTTGCCCATAAGCAGATTGCAGCCGACTCTCGGTGTGATGCAGACAATGCCCATTTTGAACTTAACAAACTAAGAGAATTACCGTCAGGGTCAATCATTGGTGCTGCCGGAGACTTAGGGTTAATTCTAAAACTCTACAATTTTGTATTAGAAGGCGGGGATAAAGTAGGAAAAAAGGCTGAAATTGAAGCTATCCAACTTTCCCACGCTGGTTTACTCCTTTTTGATACCCGCACATCATCTTGGTATTCCATTAAAAATAAATATTTTGCCATCGGTTCTGGTAGCGCGTATGCGATGGGAGCTATGGCTAAAGGCGCATCACCCCAAGAAGCGGTTGAGATTGCGTCCAATTTTGATAGTGGAACTGGTTGCCCGATTGATGTGATGACATTAAAAAGGCGCAAAAATGTCAACTCCGCGTGAAGAACTAATAGAAGCTCTTAACCTCGTTGAGGAATACGGATCACCTCATAAAGCCATTAAAAACGGGGGCATTAAAATCCCACGCAAGACTTTAGAAGGTCGTGTAACACGCGCCACAATTTTAGGTCTTGAACCGACGTTTAAGAAGATTAAAGAGCGCATTTATACCAAACAAAGGCTTGGTAAGATGCACCTAATCATTCCCGATACTCAATGCAAGCCTAACGTCAATTTAGACCATCTCGAACATATCGGCAATTTCATTGTAGACAAAAAACCAGACAACATTATTCACATTGGCGATCATTGGGATATGCCCTCTCTATCCTCTTACGATAGGGGCAAATTGGCTTTTGAGGGTCGTAGATACGTTGACGACATTAAGGCAGGGCGTAGGGGTATGGAACGCCTGTTGAAGCCCTTAGACGATTTTAACCGCACTGCTAAAGAGAAGTATTTGCCCAAAAAAGACTTTACGATG